CGTCCCGTCGCGCACTGCTCGCGCAGGTCTCGATGCCGTACTCCATGTGGAAGTACGCCTATGCCTGCCCCGGCGACATGATGGTTGCCGTCAGCGTGCTGCCGCACGACGCTGAGAACGACTACGCAGCGAAGTTTGTCCCGAGCGACACCCCGGACTTCCTGCACAACTACGCCCCGCTGGTCGCTGCCGGGCGCTACGTGCCGCAGCCCTACAGCATCGAGACCGACACGCTCGGCAACAAGGTGCTGTACACCGACCAAGAGAACGCGCTGCTGCGATACCAGGCGCTCATCACGGACCCGACCAAGTTCGACCCGCTGTTCGTCATGGCGCTGTCGCACCACCTCGCCGCCATGCTTGCCGGCCCGGTCATCAAGGGCGATCAGGGCGCGGCTGAGGGCAAGCGGCAGGCGCAGATGATGATGGCCTACCTGCAACAGGCCCGCATGTCGGACGCCAACCAGCGCAACATCAAGCCGGAACACATCACGGGCTGGATTGCAGGACGCTGACCAATGCCAAGCACCCGCATCTACAACAGGTCGTTCGCAGGCGGCGAGCTGTCGCCGGAGATGTTCGGGCGCATCGATGACATCAAGTTCCAGACTGGTGCCGCCAAGATGCGGAACTTCATCCCGACCCCGCAGGGGCCGGCAGAGAACCGTCCCGGTACCAAGTACGTGGCGACGGTGAAGGACAGCACCAAGCGCACGCGACTGCTGCCGTTCACGTACAGCACGACGCAGACTATGGTGCTCGAGTTTGGGCAGGGCTATATCCGATTCCACACGCAGGGCAGCACGTTGCAGGCTGGATCGCCGGCTGCCTACAACGGCGCGACCGCCTACGTGGTGGGTGACTTGGTGTCCTCGGGTGGGGTGAACTACTACTGCATTGCGGCCACGACTGGCAACGCACCGCCGAACGCGACGTATTGGTATCCGCTGCCGTCGAGCGCCTACGAGATCCCGTCGCCCTACCAAGAGGCCGACCTGTTCTCAATCCACTACGTGCAGTCAGGCGACGTGTTGACGCTTGTGCACCCTAACCACGCGCCGCGTGAACTGCGCCGCCTTGGTGCTACGACGTGGACTCTGACGACGATTACGTTCGTTGCCCCCGTTGCGGTGCCTGGCGCTCCGACGGTCACGGCCAGCCGCGGTGACGCGCTCAACATCACGGGCATCACGCAGGCCAACCCAGGCGTCGTGACCACGGTCGGCAATCACGGGTTCTCCATCGGCGACAGCGTGTACGTCAATGGTGGCACCATGACGCAGTTGAGTGGGTTTTACCTCGTCAACACGACGCCGGCCACGAACACGTTCTCGGTCAAGGCGTACGACACTGGCGTCCCGGTCGATACGACGGCCTACACCGCATGGGCGAGCGGCGGGTTCGTGCAGTTCGGTGACAAGAGCCTCGACTTCGACAACTACTACGTCGTGACGGCCATTGCGCAGAACGCGGTGGACGAGAGCGCGGCAAGCCCGACCGGCAACGTCATCAACAACCTGAACGCCATCGGCGCCAAGAACACGATCAGCTGGAGCGCAGTCGCGGGGGCGCTCCGGTACAACGTGTACAAGCGTCAGAGCGGCCTGTTCGGCTACATCGGACAGACGGCTGCCACGTCGTTTGACGATGACAACATTGCGCCGGACATGGGCATCACGCCGCCCATTGTCGAAACTCCGTTCAACAGCGCAAACAACTACCCGCGCTCGGTGTCGTACTTCGAGCAGCGGCGCATCTTCGCCGGCACGAACAACGCTCCGCAGACGATCTGGATGACGCGATCGGGCACAGAGAGTGACCTGTCCTACTCGCTGCCGGTCAAGGACAGCGACCGCATCAACCTGCGCGTGGCCGCCCGCGAGGTCAACACGATCAACCACATTGTCCCGCTGACCCAGTTGCTGCTGTTGACCAGCAGCGCGGAATGGCGGGTCAGCCCCATCAACTCCGACGCGCTGACGCCGACCACCATCAGCGTGCGACCCCAGTCGTACATCGGCGCCAACGACGTCCAGCCCGAGATCGTGAACAACACGGTCGTGTACTGCGCTGCCCGAGGCGGTCACGTGCGCGAGCTCGGCTACTCGTGGCAGGCTAGCGGCTTCGTGACGGGCGACCTGTCCATCCGGGCAGCCCACCTGTTCGACGACCTGACGCTGGTGGACATGTGCTACAGCAAGAGCCCGCAGCCGATCCTGTGGTTCGTCAGCAGCAACGGCAACCTGTTGAGCCTGACCTACATGCCCGAGCAGCAGATCGGAGCCTGGGCGCAGCACGACACGCTTGGCCTGTACGAGTCATGCACCGCCGTGGCCGAGGGCAACGAGGACCGCGTGTATGTGGTGGTCAAGCGCACGATCAACGGCAACTCGGTGCGCTACATCGAGCGGATGGCCAGCCGGCAGATCACGACCCTTGAGGCGTGCTTCTTCGTGGACGCAGGCCTGACATACGACGGCACGAACACCACGGCAACGACCGTAACTGTCTCTGGCGGCACGACTTGGGGGCCATCAGACGTGCTGACGATCACGTCTAGCACCCCGATCTTTGCGTTCCCGGCCACGACCGACGTCAATGACGCCATCGTCCTGACCGATTCGGCGGGAAACAAGTACCGCCTGCGCATCATCGGTACGAGCAGCACGACGGTGGCGACGGCCCGGGTGGACGTCACGCTGCCGGTCGCCCTGCGCAACACCGCCACGACCGTCTGGGCGTTCGCTAGAGACAGCGTGAGCGGCTTGGGGCATCTGGAGGGGGCTACGGTCAGCATCCTCGCAGACGGGGCTGTACAGCCTCAAGAAACCGTCTCCAGCGGCACCGTGACGCTGGACCGGGCCGCAGTCCTGATTCACGTCGGCCTGCCCTACCAGAGCGATCTACAGACCCTGCCGGCGGTGATGAGCATCGACGGGTATGGGCAGGGTCGTTATAAGAACGTCAACAAGGCGTACCTGCGGGTGTTCAAGTCGAGCGGGATCTTCGTGGGCCCGAGCGCCGACCGACTCGTGGAGGCGAAGCAGCGCACGACCGAGCCCTACGGGTCGCCGCCGAGCCTGAAGTCTGACGAGATCGACGTTGACTTGAAGCCAGCCTGGCGTGCCGGCGGTCAGGTCTACATTCGGCAGGACGACCCACTACCGCTGACGATCGTGGGCCTGACCCTTGAGGTCGTGCTAGGAGACTGACGATGAGCCAATTCTCACTGATGCGTCCAGAGTTCTCATTGACCCCAGGTGACGTGCCGACCGTCGGCGAGCGGTTCACGCTCGGGTCGCAGTTGGCAGAGGGCTTGCAGATCGGCGGCAACATCGCCTCGATCTTCGGAGCCTTCACGGGTGCCATCGGGTCGTACTACTCGCTCAAGTCGCAGCAGAACCAGCTCAAGATGCAGGCGCAGAACGCGGCGTTCGCCGCGCAGATGACGCGCATCAACCGCCGGGCAGCCGAGTTCACCGCCGCGCAGGTCGGTCAGCAGGGTCAGGCCGCAGCCGGCCAGTACACCATGCGGGCGGGCCAGGCTCGCGCCGGCGCACGCACGGCGATGGCTGCTCGTGGGGTGGCGCTGGGGCAGGGCTCGGCCAAGGAAGTCGTCGCCAGCATGGATCTGGTCAAGGAGATCGACCGGCTCGCCATCAACGCATCGACCGTACGGGCGCAGGAGGCTGCCCGGTTGCAGGCGTTCAACCTCGGCACGCAGGCCACGATGGCCGAACTGTCGAGCCGGAACCTGTCGAGCGCAGCCGGCACGATCATGCCCGGCTTCGGGGCTGCCACCAGCCTGCTCGGAAGCGCGGTCGATATCGGCGCCAACTGGGCGCGCAACAAGCGCATCGACGAACTGCTGCAAGGCGTAGCCACCGAACGATTCTGAGGTACCCATGCCAACCGTCCCGACTACCTTCGTCCCGCAAGTCAACCCGCCCGGCGGCGGTGATATCGGCCAGTACCAGGCTCCGTCTGTGGAGCCCATGCGCAACTACACAGGCGAGCAGGTCCAGCAGTTCGGCCAGCAACTGACCCGCGCAGGCATGACGGCGTTCAGCATTGGCGACGCCATGCAGGATCAGATCGACGAGGCGGCTGCGAAGGAAAGCGACGTCGCGTTCCTGCAACAGGCCAACGAGATCATGCGGGGCCAGAACGGCTACCTGACCACTGCCGGCAAGGATGCCGAAACGTCATACATCAGCGTCAACGAACAGTTGATTCAGGCCGGGCAGGCGAGCATGGACCGCCTGAACGACAGCCAGAAGCGGTTGTATCAGAACGTACTCGCCCGCAACATGATGACCTTCCAGGCGCAGGTGCAGACGCACCGCGACCAGCAAGTCAAGGTCTACGCTGCCGGCGAGGCCACCGCTCGGGCCAACCAATACGTCAACCTAGCCATTCAGGACTACAAAGAGCGCGATGCTGTCACGACCGACGGACTGCCGACGGGTGCGTACAACACCAACCTCGGCGTGGCGCTCAATGAGATCCGCACCGTTGGCCGCCTGCGAGGCTTTGCCGAAGACAGCGCCCAGATGCGGGAACTGGAGAACGCTGTCTACACGCAGGCTGCGCAGGGCGTCGTGAATCGCCTGATGATGGACAGCCAGTATCAGGACGGCCTCGACTACGTGCGCAAGCAGTTGGAGCTCAACCGCATCGATCCGGCCAAGGCCGACGCGATGATCGCATCGCTCGACGCCAACCGTAAGCGTCAGATGGTTGACGAGCTGACCACGAGCATCCGTACGACCGGGGTGCTGGACACGCCCGCCGGCACGGGGAACTTCGACCAGATCATTGAGAACGGTCGCATCAACGTCGATGGCAAGGGCGTCAACATCGAGGCACCCCCAGGCGCTCCCGTCAATGCGCCGGCCAACGGCACCGTCACGAGCGTCGATGGCAACACGGTCACGATTGAAACGACCGACGGCACCACCCTGACGCTCGACAATGTCGATGTGTTTGGGATGCTCGCGGAAGGGCAAACGGTTACACGCGGCGGGTTGCTCGGCATGGTGGGCAAGGACGATGCAGCCGAGGACGGCCTGTATCGCATCGGATACACCGCCACCCGCAACGGCGAGGCCATTGACCCGCGCAACCTGAACTCGCTTGACGACTCCGACCGAGACGAGGCACGCCGACCGCTGACGCTGCGCGATGCTTTGACCGTGGCCGAGCGCATCCCGGACCCCGAGGTCCGCAAGCAGGTTCAGTCGAACCTGCGCACACAGTTCGCGCAGGAAGAGGCGCTCATCAAGGAGGAATACCGTGGCCGCATGGACTCAATCACCGAGTTCTTGGCGGTACCCGGGAACACCGTCGGCATGATCCCGCCTCAACTATGGGGCACGCTCAAGCCGACCGATCAGGCCAAGTTGCTGAGTGGGCAGCGAGAAACCGATGAACTCGTTGTCATGGAAGAGATCGCCCGTGACCCGAGCGTGTTGACCGTCGATTACTTGGACCAGAACCGCAATCGGCTCACGCCAGGCACATACGTCAAGTTGCTGAAGGACACGGCTGACCCAAGCAAGATGACGCAGGCATCGGTCGATGCCGACCAGTTGGAGGCGACGCTGGTGCGCAATGGTCTTGACACCTTGGCGTTCCCGAACTCCAAGGACAAGGATCAACTTCGTGCAAGCCTGTTGTTCCGCGACAATGTCAAGCAGGCGATTTCGTACGAGCAGACGCGCCTTGGCCGCTCGCTCAATCGTGATGAGAAGCAGCATGTCATTGACACCTTGCTGCTCGACCGGGCATTCGATGAGTATGGCGAAAGCAATGTCATCGCAGCCATGACTCCGGAACAGGCGTCTGAGGCATATGCCGACATCGTGGCCAAGATTCCAACTGAGACGAAGGCACAGATTCGTATGGCATTGCAAGCCAACGGACAAGTTGTCAATCAGGCCAACATGGCGACCATGTACCTTGAGTACCAGCGCCGACAGAAGGCGAACCCATAATGCAGAACGAAGACACGCCGACGGAAGTCAACCCGTTCCTTGAAATCGCTTCCAGCATGTATCCGAAGCCTGCGCAGCCCATTGCGCAGCCAGACAACCCATTCATGGAATTGGCGCCATCTATGCGCGCCTTGTCGCAGCCGCCGGCTATTGGATCTTTGTCAGCCGTCATGGGCATCAATCCGGACCAAGCCGCTGAGGCAACGAAACTCGGCAAGCCTCTAGGCATTGGTCAAGATTTGGGATTGCGCAACATGGACGAGCTGCGCAAGCGGTCAATGATCGCCAACGTGCAACGCAGCGGGATGTTGCAGAACAACCCGCGTCTCGCGCAGTCGCTGCTTGACCCGGTGTTCGCAGCACAGGCGCACGACGATTTGGACTCGTTGAACAAGACATCAAGCCTGTTCGATACGGTCGCATCAGTACTGGATGCGCCAAACTGGTTCTTCGGCTTCAAGCCGCAGGCTGACATTGTTGGTGGCGCCGAGCGCGGAATGATGGTTGTTGAACGCGGTGAATTGGCTTCGCGGCAGATGTTTGGTTCTGCAACACCAGCCGATATCGCACGACTTGAATTTCTTGACAAGCGACTGGGTTCGATCCCATCGGGCGGCATCGTGAGCATGACTGCGGAAGTCGTTGCCCAACAGTTGGCAACCGCCAGGTCTGTCGGCACGACGGCTTTGATAGGCGCAGGAGTTGGCGCTGCTGTGTCGGGGCCAGCAGCACCGGCAGGGGCTGCAACGGGATTTGTTGCTGGCGGTGCAGCCGGTCTCATGGCAACCACCACGCAGACTGAGGCAGGAAACCTGTACCGAGATATGGTCAACGAGGGCGTCGATCCAGACACGGCTCAATATGCCGCCCTGACTGGCGGGTTGCTGAACGGCATCATTGAACTGGCCGGCGCCAAGATCGCTGCTGGTCCGTTCAAGGCTTTGGCAACGAAGTTCATCAAGGAAAGTGTCGATGCGGCTATTGCCAAGCCAACGACTCGCGCAGCAATGGCGATTGCAGGCAAGGAATACGCCAAGCAGGTTGGCACGGAAACCGCTGAGGAAGTTGGTCAGGAACTCGTGGCAATCGCCAGCGAGGAAATTGCCAAGGCGATGGACGGCATCGACAGCGAAACGTCATTCAAGGATGCAATGACGCGGCTGGTTGACGCTGGCATTGCAGGATTCCAAGGCAGCCTGGTGTTGAGTGGTATCGGCCCGACCGCGAACTTCGTTGTTGACGTCAAGCGTGCAGACGCCGTTGCCAAGCAGGAAGAGTTCTTCGACGGCCTCGAAGCGGCCAAAAGGGACAGCAAACTCGCCAAGCGTAACCTCGACGCTTACGAGAGCTTTGTCGCTCGACAGGCCGATGGCACGACTGCCGACACGGTTTACGTCAAGGCTGATGCTGCGGCCCAGGTGCTCGCGCAGAGCGGCGTGAGCGTTACGGAACTGGAGAAGGTCATCCCCGGCATCCGCAAGCAGTTGAAGACGGAGCTGGAGAACGGCGGCGACGTGACGATTCCCACGTCGGTCTACAGTGCTCGGATTGTCGGCACGCCGCTTGGTGACGCTTTGCGCCCGCACGTGCGCATTAGTCCGGACGCAAAGAGCGTGGTGCAGGCACAGGAGATCAACCGCAAGTACCAAGAACTGCGGCAGGAGGCGCAGGCTGCGCTGACAGAGCGGCAGGCGTCGGACGCCGCGTTTGTTGAGTCGGCGCAGAAGGTCGAGACGACCGTCGCCGACCAGTTGCGACAGACTGGCATGCAGGACATCGAGGTCCGCGCCAACGCCGAGCTGTTCCGCGACCTTGCCGTGACGCAGGCTGCGCGTATGGGCATCACGCCTGAGCAGTTCTACGAGCGTTACCCGTACCGCGTTCGCGGCGCCCAAGTGGTGCAGGAAGGCCAGCCGCTTGAGCAAGTTCGTGAGGTTGTCGATCCGGTTGGCAGGGAGTATTTGGAAGGAACAACAGAGTTGGAAGTCGTGGCGTTTGAGCCTTATCAGGAAGGGCAAACCAACGAAGCAACTCATGTTGTCCGCACGCTTCAACCGATTGTGCGCCAAAATGGTCAGATCATCCAACGCGGTCAGGTTGTGGTGCGCGAGGGCAGCCCGCAATACCTTGCACGCCAAGAGCAAGTGCAGGAAGCCAAGAAGGCGGAAATGCGTGCACGGCTTGTCGGTGCGCCGCAGCCGCTTGAGCAGGCGGCCCGCATCGACGCCGACTACATGGCCGCCGTCGAGCGTGGCGACATGGAGACGGCGCAGCGAATGGTGGACGAGGCGGCAAGGGCTGCTGGGTACGAGACTAAAGTGTTTCACGGAACTGATCGAACCTTCAATCGATTCGCCAGCAAGTACATTTTTACAACTGATTCGGAACCGTTAGCACGCGAATATGGCGAGTTGGCCGCAGATCAAAGTGGAAGGTCGCCAGTTGTGCAGGCTCTTGTTGTGCGCATGTCCAAACCATTTGACGTGACAACAAAACGTGGCTTGAAAAATGCACAAACGCAAATCGCACTATGGGCCAAATCATCTCGTGCATCTTGGGTTTCCGCGCTTGGTGATCCTGCAAAAGCCGATGCATATACGTTGCAGGAGTTTTTGAATCCGCGTGACGGATCTCGTGCTCTTATTGACAAAGTGTTTGCCGAATATGACGGCATCGTTACTCCATCTGTGGAAAGTGGCGCGAAGGAATTCCTCGTGCGCGATCCATCCCAAGTCAAGCTCGCCGATCCCGTCACCCGCGACGATGCCGGAAACGTCGTCCCGCTCTCGCGCCGCTTCAACATCACGAGCCCAAAGGTGTTTGAGCAGGCGGCGATGTTCGAGCAGGCTCCCGTCAGCCCAGGCTTCTACTCCGCGCTTGCCAAGGCGGTCGATGCCATCGACGCCAAGAGCCTTGCGCCGTCCGGGTGGAATGAGCGGATCAAGGGGCTCGTCAACAAGGGCGAGGTCAAGCAGGACGAGGTTGACTGGAGCGGCCTGACGGACTGGCTCGACATGCAGGAGGGCAAGGTCACGAGGGAGGCGGTGTCCGAGTTCCTCAAGAACAACGGCGTGCGCGTGGAGCGCGTGCAGCTCGGAGGAGCACAGGCCGAAGAATCCATCGATTCTATGGCAGCCGGCTTGGGCTCGGCAATGATTGCAGTTGAGGAAGCCGGCGCGATGACGCCTGAAGTTCAGGATGCTTTTGATAAGTACGAAGCAGAGCTTGAGCTTGGCGGTCCAATCACACCTGAACGTCAAACACGTTTGGCGGAACTAAAAGGCATCATCAACCCGGTCTTGGAAGACGTCGCCTCTGCTGACCTTGATGAGTATTTCCAAGACGCCGCAGAGGGAATTGAAAATCCGCTCGCCCCGAAGTATGAGAGGTATACGCTGCCTGGTGGGGAAAATTACCGCGAGGTGCTGATTACGCTGCCCCAGATCGAACGAGTCATTGCTGAAACAGCTGAAACATTGCTGAAGCGCGGTTGGAAAGTAGAACAAACATACGACGAGTTGTATGACGTTACCAACGCGTTTATTTACGACGAGAAGGGCAATCGTGTATCTGCTGTTTCAAATCGTCGCGGACGTTATTCAGATGCCGATCTTTTGCGGGAACAAGCCGTATCGCGACGTAAACGTCAACAGCGAGTTCCCAAAGAACAAACTTATAGGGGTCCGCATTGGGACCAGCCGAACGTCCTCGTCCACTTCCGCCTGAACGACCGTGTCGATGCAGACGGGAAGCGCGTGTTGTTCGTGGAGGAGATCCAAAGCGACTGGGGGCAGGCAGGGCGAAAAAAGGGTTTCAAGGGCCGCATGACCGTTGCCCAGATACAAGAGGCCGCCGACCCGGATCGCCGGCGCTTCTATTCAGGCATGGGCGACATGTCGCAAGAGGAGTGGTCTGCGCTATCCGAACGCGTGCGTCAATGGGACGAACAAGAAAATGCCGCAAAGTCTGCCGTGCCGCTCGCCCCATTCGTCGAAACCACGGACGGCTGGCTGAACCTCGGCCTGAAGCACATCCTGCTCGAGGCCACGCAAGGCAACTACGACAGCGTGGCATTCGTCAACGGCAGTCAGAGTGCTGAACGCTACGACCTGAGCAAGCAGGTGCGCGAGATTTCGTGGACCGGATACGACTCGCGTGGCGCGACCAAGTTGGTGACTATCACGCCGCTCCAAGGGAATCTCATCGAAATCCCGATTGATGCACGCGGGATTGCCGTTGCCACCGGGAACAACCAGTTCGATGGCAAGCCGCTGGACGAGATCGTCCCGAAGGAGATTGCCGAGCAGGTCATGGCAGAGCGCAGCGGCGACATCCGCGGCGACGGTCTGAAGGTCGGCGGCAAGGGGATGATGGAGTTCTACGACAAGATCGTCCCGGCGGCGGTCAACAAGCTGCTCAAGAAGTACGGTGGCGGAAAGCTGGGGCAGGTTGGCATTACAGAACAGGGAACGATGCGAAACCTTTCGGTGCGTTCGGATGGGACGCAGTATTGGTTGGAAGCAAACGATGGAACGCGCTTTAGTGAAAATGTTTCGTCGTATCTAGAAGCGGACAATATCCGTGAACAATTGGAGAGCGGCGTTAGCAAACAGCCCGGCTTCCCAGTCACGCCCGAAATGGTCAAGAAGTTGGAGTCCGGCCTACCGCTGTTCCAGGCCGCTCGCGCACCTCGTGGCGAGTTTGACCCAGCCAAGTTGATGACCACGCTCCGCGAGGGGCGTGACTTCAGCACCTTCGCGCACGAGACGGCTCACTTCTACCTGACCATCCTCGCCGACATCGCCCGCAGCGCCACGGCGCCGGAGCAGACGAAGGCTGACATGGATGCGCTGCTCACGTGGTTCGGGATTGAGGGAGCCACGCCGGCTGAACGCTTGGCGAAGTGGTCGAGCCTGACCATCGACCAGCAGCGCCAGTACCACGAGCAGTTCGCGTACTCGTTTGAGATCTATCTGCACGAGGGCAAGGCGCCGAGCGTTGAGATGCAGTCGCTGTTCAACCAGTTTGCCGCTTGGTTGAAGCGCGTGTACAAGTCGATCCGCGACGAGTTGAACGCCACGTACAAGGCGCAGTTCGGTCGTGAACTGCCGCTGATGAGCAGCGAGATCCGGCTCGTCATGGACCGGATGCTTGCGACCGACGAGCAGATCGCCCGCGCCCAGGCCGTGCGTGGGATGAAGGCGATGTTCCAGACACAAGAACAGAGCGGGATGCCTGATGCTGAATGGGCTGCCCTCAAGATCCTTGAGCAAGAAGCGACCGACGCAGCGACGGCTGAACTCACGAAGGCCACGCTCAAGGAGTTGCAGTGGTACAGCAACGCCCAGAGCAAGTACCTGCGCGAGATTCAATCCAAGCACGACCGCGCCCGCAAGGAGATCCGCGAGGAGGTTTCGGCTCAGGTGCAGTTGGAGCCCGTGTACCGGGCGATGGACTTCCTGAAGAGGGGGACGATCCGCACGGACACCGGGGAGGTGACGGCGGCCACCGGCGCGTACAAGCTCGATCTCGCCAAGGTGAAGGCGATCATGCCGGCGGGGTTCGACCCGGCCAGCCTGAAGTACGGCAAGTACGGGATGGTGCAGGAGGGCGGTATCGACCCCGACATGGCGGCTGGGATGTTCGGCTACGGCAGCGGCGTGGAACTCATCAACGCCCTGCTCGCCGCCAAGCCCATCAAGGACGAGATCAACGCCCGCACCGACCAGCGAATGCTGGACGAGAACTCCGACCTGGCGACACCGGAGGCCCGTCAGGCAGCCGTGGATATGGCGATCCACAACGATTTCCGCGCTCGCATCATTGCGGTTGAGCAGCGGTGGTTGGAGAAGAGCACCCGTCCGGTCAACGACATGATGCAGGCGGCCCGTCAGGTCGCTCAGGACATCATCGGCGATGTCGTTATTCGGACGCTCAATCCGAGGCGCTACGAGGCCGCTGAGGCCGAGGCAGCGCGGACGGCCACCACGGCCTACCGAGAGCCGCAAGACCCGTCTACGGCAGGCCAGGCGGCTGCAACGCGGGCCTACAACAAGGCCATCGCCGACGGCATGACGCCCGACGAGGCGACCGTGGCGGCGACCGAGGCCGGCGTGGCTGCGGTTGCCAAGGCCCGGGAGCAGCGTGCGGACTTCGACGCCAAGTACGGCGGTCGGGAGCCGGCAGAGGTTGCCCGTCGCGCCAAGCGCCAGCAGCTCGTCCAGAATCAGTTGGCACGCGAGGCCATGCTGGCGAAGGAAGAGATCGCCGCCGCCGGCAGGGACTTCCGCAAGTTCTTCCGGTCGGACGAGAAGTTGGCGAAGACCCGCGACATGGCGCCGATCATGGCGGCACGGGCCATCCTGTCGTACTACGGGTACGGCAAGCGTGGCGAGTCGCCGGCCCAGTACCTCGACCAGTTGCGCACCTACGCGCCCGAGCTGTACGACCAAATCGCGCCCATCGTGCTGAAGTCGTTGTCGGGCACGGCGGACTACCGCGACCTGACCGTGACTGAGTTCCTGGTGTTGCGCGACACGGTGCAGGCGCTGTGGGCTAAGGCTCGTCGGGACCGCCAGATCACCGTCGAGGGCGAGCGTGTGGCGCTCGACGTCGTCCTGAAGGAACTGACTGATCGGTTGGAGACCATCGGTGTCGGCGAGCGCGTCGGCCAACGCCAGGCGCCCGGACCAATTGATCGGGCCAACCGAACGCTTTTGACGGCTGCTGCCCTTGCTACTCGTGTTGAAACGTGGGCAGACACACTCGATGGCATCGGTGGCCCAGGACCATTCACAAAGTATTTGGTACGCCCAGTATTGCAGGCCGTGGACCGATTCAAGGTGGCACGCAACAACTACGTGAAGCGATTTGTTGATCTATTGAACACACTTGAATTGCCGGTCGGCAAGATCGCTGCACCGGAACTCAACTACACGTTCGGTAACGGAAACGGCGGTATCGGAAAGGCTGAACTGCTCGGCGCCCTGATGCACACGGGCAACGAGGGCAACTACCGCAAGTTGTTGCTCGGTCGTGGCTGGGGTGAGCTCGACGCCGACGGCAATCTGGACGACAGCAAATGGCGGTCGTTCGTCAACCGGATGATTGCCGAGGGCAAGTTGACGAAGGCGGACTATGACTTCGTGCAGTCGATTTGGGATCTGCTTGAGGAGATCAAGCCGTTGGCCCAGCGAGCTCACTTCGAGATGTACGGCTACTACTTCAAGGAAGTCGAAGCCACCGAAGTCGTGACGCCGTTCGGGACGTACCGGGGCGGCTACGTGCCGGCTGCCACCGACAAGTTCATGGTGCAGGACGCCCGCGTCAAGGACGGCATGGACGAACTGGAGGCCGATTGGCGAAACTCGCTGCCGTCTACGGGCGCTGGATTTACAAAGAGCCGCGTGGCTGGGTACAACGAGGCTTTGTCGCTCGACCTGAGCGTAATTGCCTCGCATACCGACTCCGTGCTTCGATTCAGCATAATTCAGCCGGCAGTAAAGGACGCAAACAAGCTCCTCACGAATCGTGAGTTCAAGGCATTGTTGGCACGATTCAATCCTGTTGCGTATGAATCGATGCTGAAGCCGTGGCTTATTCGTACGGCCCGTCAACAGGCAGCAATGCCAGGAATGTTCAAGGCGCTTGACCGGGGTTTGAACGGATTGCGCAAACGCGCAGCCCTTTCCATTTTCGTCGGCAACTTCCGCAACGCGATCTCGAACGCCACGGGTTGGTTCCCGGCAAGTTTGAAAGTACAGCCAAGGAACCTGAAATCTGCGTTCTTGGTGTATATGGGCGACCGGAGTGGCACTACAAAAACCATCACGGAGCTGTCTCCGTTCATGGCAGAGGTGTTGCAGAGTCAGATGTTTGAACTGCAAACAACGATGAATGACATTCTGTTGAACCCAAGCAAATATCAGAAACTCCAGCAATGGTCAGAACGGCATGGTTTGTTCGCCCAGCGTGCAGTTCAGAACGTAGTGAGCATTGTCACCTGGCTTGCTAAGTTCAACCAAACGATTGTGGAGATGAAGAAGGAGGGCGCGTCGGAAGCGGAAGCCCAGACGGAAGCCATTGCGCGTGCCGACTTTGCTGTACGCCAGACACAGGGTAGCCAAACACCAGAGAGCATTTCGGCCTTTGAGTTTGGAACTCCGTTCTATCGCACGTTCACGCAATTCGGTGGATGGGGCAACACGATGGCAAACCTCAATGCCGGCGAATGGGTGAAGACCGTTCGTGATCTGGGTTGGCGTAGCGGCAAGAGCAGATTGATCTATATCTACCTTATGGGCGTCATGGTGCCCGCGATGGTGGAAGATGCAATCAAGCGCACGTTCAACAGTGACTGGGATCCAGAAGACGATGAAACGTATCTGGATGTGTTCTTGGACTGGTTCTTCGGCAGCCAGGCTCGATATGTTGCCGGCCTAATCCCGTTCGGTGGAGCCATTACCACGGCCCTGACGGCTGGCTTTACGGACAAAACATGGGACGACCGCATGCTGACGAGTCCGTCCATCAGCGTGCTTGAGGCATCTACGGTTGGCACGTCCAAGGCTGTGGTCGCCATATTCGACGAAGACAAGGATATAACCGGCAGGAATGTGCGCGACGTGCTCACCATGCTCACCACATTCACCGGCATCCCGGTGTCGGCGCTCGGTCGCCCAGCCGGATATCTGATCGACGTTGAACGCGGCGAGATCGAACCCGAATCGACCTACGATATGATCCGGGGGATGATTACGGGCACCGCCACGCCGGAGAGCAAGCGATGACGATTAGCAGCACTACGCGAATCGCCGGGCCGTTCACCGGCAATGGGACTGCCAGCGCGTTCCCGTTCACGTTCAAGGTCTTTGCAGCAACGGACTTGGACGTCATCAAGCTGACCGTCAGCACGGGCACCGAGGCCACGCTGGTCCTCACGACGGACTACACCGTAGCCCTCAACGGCGACCAGAACAGCAACCCGGGCGGCACCGTCACCCTGACCGCAGGAGCCCTGCCGGCAGGGTTCACGCTGACGATCACCTCGGACATCGCCAACCTCCAGCCCACCGACCTGACGAATCAAGGCGGGTTCTACCCCGAGGTCATCACCGACTCGCTCGACCGGGCCACGATCCAGATCCAGCAGATCGCCGACATCGGCGACCGGACGCTGAAGATCCCGATCTCGGACGGCGTCCTGAACATGGAGCTGCCGACCGCGACTGAGCGGGCGAACTCGTTCCTGTCGTTCGACGCCAACGGTCTGCCGTCGGTCGTGACGGCGGGCTCCAGCGGTGCGCCGGCCACGATCACGCGGCAGGTGTTCAGCGGCACGGGATCGCAGACGGTGTTCACGCTGGCGAGCGACCCGGGTGCGCTCGGCAACAGCGCCCAGGTCTACATCGGCGGCGTGTACCAGCAGCGGAGCACGTACACGATTGCCGGCACGACGCTGACGTTCTCGGCTGCTCCGGTGGCCGGGACCGACAACATCGAGTTCGTGAACTTCCTGACGAGCAACATCGGCTCGACGAGCGCGGACCTCGTCACCTACACGCCGAGCGGCACGGGCGCGGTGGCCCGCAGCGCGGCGAGCAAGTTTGGTGAAACGGTCAGCGTCAAGGACTTCGGAGCGGTCGGTGACGGCGTGGCCGATGACACGGCGGCGATCCAGGCGGCGATCACCGCTTCCGCAAACAAGGCGCTCTATTTCCCTGCTGGTACTTATGTGGCGACCGCGCTGACGGTCAGTAGCCCATGCCGTCTGTTTGGTGATGGCATCTTGAAAAAGACTACGGCTGCGAATGCCGCATTCTTGACGATCAGTTCCAGCG